TACATTGGCAGGGGTACTCCTTGATGAAGCGCCTTTAATGCCTCAATCATTTGTAAACCAAGCAACGGCTCGTTGTTCTGTTGCGGGAAGACGTTTCTGGATGAATTGCAACCCCGCAGGTTCTAAAGACCATTGGTTTTATAAAGAATGGATTGAGGATGCCGAAAACAAGCATGTGCTTGTACTTAACTTTCAAATTGATGACAACCCTTCCCTTTCGCCAGAGATTATTGATTCTTACAAGCGAATGTACAAAGGCGTTTTCTATCGCAGGTACATCCTTGGGGAATGGTGTGGCGCAGAAGGTTCGTTGTTCATCGACCCACCGAAAATCTTTACCGACCCATCTTTGCTATGGGATGGTATAGCGCATATTGATGCTTCTTATGGCGGTGGGGACTTTACCGCTTTCACATGTGCAAGGCGTGTGGGCGATACGATATATGCCTATGGCAAAATGTGGCATGCTCACGTTGACACTGTTATGGAAGCAATCTTAGCAGATGCAGAACGTTTGAGATGCGCTCCGATTTTTTGTGAAGTCAATGCTGATAAAGGATATTTGGCAAAAGAACTTCGGAATCGTGGAGCAACGGCAAAAATGTACTCCGAGTACATGAACAAGTACGTAAAAATCAGCACGTATTTGAACAAGTGGTGGCCTAATATCCAGTTCCTTGATGGAACTGATGATTCGTATATCAGTCAAATCATGGACTATACGATTGAGGCTCCGCATGATGATAGCGTTGATAGTCTCGCCTGTGTCGTAAGGCAACTCGATAGGGTGGCTGTGTCGCTGTAAGATGGAGGTGATGACTTATTTTCTGTGAATTCACATATCAAGATTGGGAAGCAACAGACAATAAGGAATCATTTATTCCATTAGTTATTCAACGGTATAAGGATTCCCGTGACTTTACGACTGGTCTTGAAGCTAACGCATACTTCAATGGTTCCAATACAGAAATTATGCGGAAAACGCTTCTTAAGCCAGAAGTTATTCGTACTCAAACCGAAGAGGGTGAAAAAAAGTCTTTAACTTCAGCAGAGGTTATCGGCAATCGCCTTTCCAATGATTTCCTTTTTAGGTTTGTCGTTCAACAGAACCAATACCTCCTTGGTAATGGCGTTACACTGAAGGATGCAGATACAAAAAAGAAACTTGGTCGTGGGTTTGATACGAAATTGCAGGAAATAGGCGAAAATGCCCTGTTACACGGCGTTTCGTGGGGGTATTGGAACTATGACCACATTGAGGGTATCAACGCTGTAAAAGACCCATTCAGTGGCTTTGTAGCCCTATGTGACGAGATAACAAGTGAACCGAAAGTCGGAATTCAGTTTTGGCAACTCGACAGAGAAAAACCAATGGGCGTTCGCTTGTTCGAGACTGATGGAGTTACCGTATACAGGTATCCCGGAACATCAATCGAGACAACGACTAAACCTGTTATCGTAGAAAAGAAAAGGGCTTATAAAACCAAGACAATCAGTGATGGTAGTGGAGTAAGCATATTAAGTGAAGAAAACTATCGTGCATTGCCTGTTGTTCCGCTTTTTGCGAATAAAGAAAAGCGAAGCGAATTAACTCATAACATTAAATCAAAGATTGACGCATATGACCGTATCCAATCGGACTTTGGCGACAATCTTGACCGTGCAAATGATGTTTATTGGGTTTTAAATAACTTTGGTGGTGACACAAAAGACGTTATTAACATGATTGAAATGATTAATAAAGTCAAGGCTGTCTTAAACCAAGGGAATGCTGTCGGTGGTGGCGCTACAGCAGAACCACGTACAATTGAAGTGCCTTATATGGCTCGTGCGACTGCTCTTGATTTGCTTAAAAAGGCACTGTATCAAGATTATATGGCTCTTGATATGGATGAAATTAAGGGTGGTTCCCTTACAAATGTCGCCATTAAAACGGCGATGGCTAACCTTAACCTTAAGGCTGACAGGTTTGAATGGCAATGCTTTGCGTTTGTTCAAAGTGTTCTTGCGTTTGTCGGTGTTGAAGGTGAAGATGCTGAAATCATTCGCTTTAACCGCAGAGGAATTGTTAATGAATCAGAGGTTATTGCGAATATATACATGATGCGTTCCGATGTTTCAAGGCAATGGGCATTGGAGGCTAACCCGATGGTTAACTCTGATGAAATTCCTTCAATCCTTAAAGAGCGTGATAATGAACTTCGTGAAGACAGGGAATTCATGCTTGAAACAGAAGGGCGCAGGTCGCTCATTGCAGGGGCAGTACAAGCCGAGAAAGGGGCAGTAAAAGGTGAGGACTACGTAGACGAAAAGAATCCTCAAAGAACGCTCCAAAGCGAGATTTTCAAGCGGGAGAGCACCGTTGAGAAGACAAACGGTGAACAGCCGACTCCTTCTCAGCAACCAAAAAATGAGGCGTAAAACCGCCTCTTTTATTTTAGCAACTCCGTCACATGAGAAGTAGTTCATGTGGCGTTTTGCATATATTAATTTACCACTGTTGCAAAGAACAGCAACCCAAAGAAAAGGAGAAGTGGAAAGAATGTTGACTAGGAACTCCCTAAAGGCTCTTGGCATCGAGAGCGAAAAGATTGATGCCATCATTGACGGACATGTTGAGACTGTAAACGGACTCAAGGGTAAAACCGAAGAACTCCAAGCAGAACTCGACAAGGCAAAAGGCGCTGTAAGCGAACGTGACAAGTACAAGGATAACCTTGATAAAGCAAACGAACGCATTAAAGCGCTTGAAGCATTAAATGCAGGTCAAGGTGACATCGCAAGCGAACGTGACCAACTCAAAACAGAGGTTGATACTCTCAAGGCTGAAATTGAGAAGTTTACAACCGAGAGAGACACTTCGAACAATGAGTTAACGAGTCTTAGAGAGAAGTTAGCAACGTTCGAATCGGAAAAGGCAACCTTAACAGAGAACGCAACTAAGGCGCAGAAAGAACTTGAAGATTACAAGAATCTTATCGAAACCGAAAAAACGAACACTGTTAAGAGGAATGCAGTACGTGATGCGCTCCGTGCAAACGGCGTTGCCCGTGCTGAATTCCAAGACCTCATCATCAATGCTCTTGACCTCAACGGCGTTAATGTCGGTGAGAAAGGCATTGAAAATGTGGACGCTTTAATCGAGTCCACCAAAACTAAGTATCCGGCTTGCTTCTCTACCGTACAGGAAGCAGGAACGCCTCCTATTGAACCGATGGGTGGAAATCCTCCACGTCCACTCACGATTGCAGACGTTAAGAGAATGACACCGGAACAAATCAATGCTAATTGGGCTGAAGTTCAAAAAGCATTAGCAAACGGCAAATAAATTATAGTTTGAAGGAGAGAAAAACACATGAGTATTGCTTCTTTTATCCCCGAAGTATGGAGCGCACGTCTGCTTGAGCACCTGCGCAAGAATCTGGTTGTTGCTAACCTGTTCAACAGGAACTATGAAGGTGAAATTTCCCAGATGGGCGACACTGTTCACATCAACCAACTGGCTGAAATCACTATTAAAGATTATACCGCTAATGTGGACATTGAGAATCCCGACCAACTGTCCACGACTGATATCCCTCTGGTTATCGACCAAGGCGATTACTACAACTTCTATCTGAATGACGTTGACCGTGCACAGGCTCGTGGAGACCTCATGGACAACGCAATGCGTTCCTCCGCTTATGGTCTGGCTGACAAACTGGATGCTTATCTGGCGGGTCTGCTTGCAGGTGGCACTCTGATTGAAGGTCTGGGCAATGATGGCGCTCCGCTGTCCATCAATGCTGACACCGCTTATGCCCTGCTCGTTAAGATGAAGGTCGCTCTGGACAAGGCTAATGTTCCGACACAGGGACGTTATGTGCTGATGCCTCCGGAATTCGAAGGATTCATGCTTCTGGACAACCGCTTCGCAAGTGCTTATGGCAACAACGCTGAAGGTCGTCTGGTGAACGGCATGGTTGCTCGTGCCGCTGGCTTCGATATCTATATCTCCAACAACGTGAAGAACACCGAAGGTGCTCTGTACAAGGTTTGCGCTTCCACAATCGACCAAGCCACTTATGCTAACCAACTGGTTCGCACTGAGGCGTATCGCCGTGAGAAGGGCTTCGATGATGGCGTTAAGGGTCTGCACGTCTATGGCGCAAAGGTTCTCCGTCCCGAAGCTGTTGCTGTTGCAACTGTCAACTTCGTTGCGTAATTTGCTTCACTATGGGGAGGAAGGGTTCTCCTCCTCCCCTATTCTTTTGTAAAGAGGGGTAATGCGGATGGTTAGTGAGAACACTATTTTCACCGTAATGCGTGAAGTGTGCAATTATTTCATCCGCAGGGATGATATTCGTTGCTATGAAGGAACCGTAACAATTGATGATGATTTCACGCTTTCGATTGATGTTCCTTCACCATATATTATTATCCGTGGTTCTAAAAAGAATGATGGGTTATATTATATGGAAACTGACAGGAAAGTTCATCCGATTGTTTTTGAAGAGGGCGATGTTCATCCTGTAGAAGAAACTTTTACAGGTCGTGTATGGTTCTCTTATCCTACTCAAGACTTTCTTGAAGTATGCAAAAATATAGGGAAATACGAGGAGAGCGTTGATTTTTCCGCACGACCTGTTGTCGCAGAAAAGTTTGGTGCTTCCGAACGTTCTTACGCAAAAGGGATTAGCGGAGGTTCTATCTCGTGGCAGGAAAACTTTGGAACTGCCTTACGCTCTTACCGTAAGAACATGTTTGAGGAGATTTGGTAATCGTGAATAACGATATCATTGTCCGAGATTGGATTAAAGATTGTCCATATATGCAGGACAGGTATGCCCGTAAGATTGGCGTAAAGAATCTTGAGTATGGAATCTACCCCTCGCCTATACAACCAATTTATCGTGAAAACGTGCTTGGTGAACTTGTCCCAGACGAAATCCAAGAATCAATGTTTATCCTCACGGCTAAAATGCAATACATTGACGGTGAAGTAAACAGGTATTCTTTTTATCAAGGCGTGATTGATTGGATTGACGAGCAGAATAGGCTAAAACATTTCCCTATACTAAACGAGGGCATTGTTCGCTCTGTTAATGCCCGTTTTTCTCAATACGTTTCAGAGCCAAACAGAGCAGAAGAGCGTAGTGAGATTCAAATACGCTTTACATACAGAAAAAAATCCTAAATAGGAAGTGAATACTATGGCACGATATGAACGCAATCGTGGTATGTTCTTTGGTTCTTGGACGGGAACAGCTACGCCAGAGTCTATTGATGTGCTGATTGGTGATAGCACTGGTATTACCAAAGCAACCGTCAATGCGACAAAATTTAAAGCCGCTTACTCCAATTCTGGCGAATATGTTTACATTTTCGATGGTGAAAATTGGCGTGAGAATGGTGAAAAAATTGACATCACTGTTATTGGCATTTCCGTAACTGGAACTCCCAGTGCAGGTGATATGGTCGATATCAATTACACCAAAGCAAGCGGTGGTTGGGAGGCTCTTGGTAAGGATAATGATAACCTTACAAAAGAACTGAATCCCGACACAGAAAAGTCCAAGAATGTTTTAGGTGAGAGCACTTTCCGTCATACTGGTTATGAGCCGGAAATCAGTCTCGACCCGTATTATATTGACCCGTCACGCAAGATGTATAAACGCATTATGCGTAATGCCATTGAGGAACGGTATGCAGAGAATGAACTGAAAGGTTTCTTTGCTGAAGCATTTTTCACTACAGCAAATAAGGAAACCCGCAAGATGACAGGCTATTGCTTTATCCGTGAAGCATGGTTTGTACCGCAGTCCACTGGTGGCGATACCGCAGCTTATGGTATTCCTGTTACAATCACGCCTGTCGGTGCAATCTCCCGTGGTACGATTGTTTATGACATGGAAACGAATGAGGCAACCATTACGCCCACAAACGAAGTACCGATTATTGAGTAAGGAAGTGAAAGCATATGGCACGTTATGAGCGCAATAGAGGTATGTTCTTCGGTTCTTGGACTGGAAAGGACATTCCCGCCTCTATTGATATCAACGTTAGCAAAGCAACAGGAAGCACTGTTACAGCAGTTATGGCTGATGGTGGTATTGCTGACTTTGCGTCTAAGGTTCCCAGTTCTGGTGAATATGGATTCTCATATACTGGAACCAAGTGGGAACTGAATGGTGAGCCTGTTACGATTGCTGATTATGGCATTACTGTTTCTGGTGCTCCCAAAGCAGGTGACCTTATTGATGTGAACTATACCAAGGCAAGCGGTGGATGGGAAGCGCTTGGTAAGGACAACGATAATCTTACTAAAGAACTGAACCCCGATACCGAAAAATCCAAAAACGTACTTGGTGAAAGTACATTCCGTCACACTGGCTATGAACCCGAAATCAGTCTCGACCCGTATTACATTGACCCGTCTAGGAAAATGTATAAGCGGATTATGAAGAATGCTATTGAAGAGCGTTATGCAGAGAATGAACTGAAGGGTTATTTCGCTGAAGCGTTCTTTACAACAGCAAACAAAGAGACTCGTACAATGACTGGATATTGCTTTGTCCGTGAGGCTTGGTATGTTCCGCAGTCCACTGGTGGCGATACAGCCGCCTATGGCATCCCTGTAACTATTACTCCTGTTGGTGCAATCACTCGTAAGAAGATTTCCTACGATATGGAGACAAATGAAGGAACGATTACCGACCTTAGTGCAAATGAGGTTCCGATTGTCGAATAATTAATTGTTTTTTGAAGGGAGGGGCATGAAATAGTCATGTCTCTCCCTATTTTTTGCATTATGCCATATAGATTGGAGGAATTATAATGGCAGATAAGTATACTTTTACACTCGATGATGGAAGCAGAGAGTATGCTTTCGTCAACAAATTCGGTGAGCCTATTGGCACTATGCACTTCCGTGGTGGAGACATCAGCATTCTTGAACGGTACAATTCCCTGTTGACCGATTTCGATAAGATTGTTGCTCCGCTTTCAGAAGTAAGCATGAAAGACGATGGAACGTCTTCCGTTGAAGCAGATTGGGAGAAAATCAAAGAGGTCGAAAAAGCCCTTATTGAGAGGATTAACGCTATCTTTGATTCACATGACGCAGAAAACCTTTTCAAGAACCGTAATGCTTTCTCTACAATTAATGGCTCTTTCTATGTTGAAAAGGTTATTGAGGCTCTTGGCAATGTCGTTGCTCAAGAGATGAGTGAAGAACAGACTAAAGCGAAGAAACGCCTTGAAAAATACACAAAGGATATTGGTAAATGATAGGCGCTCTTCCTCAATCTTTAGAAGTCGGTGGAAA